CTCCTATAATTATGGGCAGTATGAGAAGTGATGCCGTTGAGCTAGGAGGGGTAAACTACGCTACTACTGTTAAACCCAATGGTAGAATGATTATAATGGTTTCGGATGAAAACGATCTGCTAAACATACCTCTTTCTAAACTTAATAAAATTACAGGTGGTAAAACAACTATCAAAGACACTGCTATTAAAGCTCCTCTTGCTAAGAGCCGTATGATAACTACTGTAACTCCTTTTGAATTTGACCTTGCAAAGATTGCTAAGGGAGAACAGGGTGTGGTTGAGAGAAGTATGCCAAGGGCAGAAGGTGTCGGGCAGAAAGTGGAAAAAGCCATGTCTGAGGGACTTCCAGATTTTGGTAGGAAAGTAGGGGCTGGCTCTGGTAGTGCTAGTAAAGCAAACCTCAGAACAGCAGAAGCTCTAGCCAATTACAAAGCTCCTATTACAAATGAAGATATACTAGCTGCAGGATTAGCCCAAGCTAAGGTTGCTACACTGGCTGGTAAACCCCTAGTTAGACAAGAGGAAGAATGATGGCTAAAGGAATGAAGCACTACTTCAGAGACGGGAAAGAACACAAGGGTGGTATGCATAAGATGCCCAATGGTCAGCTACACTCAGGTAAAACTCACGGTAAAACCAGCCAACGTCTGTATCACTTCAAAGACCTATCGAAGACTGCTAAGGTACAAGCGAAGAAGGCTTAACCCTTTCGAGAACTCTTGCCTTCTCAAGTTCTGTATAGGTCATCCAATCTGCAATCTCCTCTTGCGTTCTCAGACAACCTATACAGATCATATCGTGCATCCTGTTCTCTAGCTGACACACGTTCACACAGGGACTCTTAGACTCCACAACTTCCGCCGTGTCCTGTGATATCACAGATGTCATGTGTCTCCAATCCCTCTTCAAACTCCTCTCCCAGTTTGTCTACAGCCTCGCTATAGGACACTGAAGATAGGGGTTGTCCACCTCTGCATCCATCAGGGTACACCGTAAAACCTCGCAGCCTGTGAGCGTAACTAGCAAGGGTATTAGCAAAGTCATCAACAGTGTCCTCATTGTTAAGCTTGCTCCCCCACTCTGGCAGGTTGATCGTACTGCTGATGGACATATCCACGTAGTCTTGTACGTCTGCCTGAAACTTCATCCGGCGCTTGTAGTCACTGGCTAGGTCCAAGGCAGACTCAATACCGTCAGGCTTTACACCGTACAGGTCGATGATCTCCTGTGCTGCACTGTCTACAACATACTGATAGTGCCACTTGTTACCGCCTTTGAGATACCTACGCTTATAGGCAACAGCAAAGATAGGCTCAACACCAGTAGAAGTACCAGCAAGAATACCAATGCTGCCAGTAGGAGCGATAGCCCTATTAGCAACAGGACGGGTAATGCTAAACTGATCAGCAGTTTCTCTGCTAGTTTTATCACTGACACCTTTGTACACTGAGAGCCACTGGTGAAGTTCATCACTGACTTCATACTTCTGACCTTTCTTAATTAACCATTCATGCATACCCATCAGACCAAGACCAAGTCTACGGTTCTTCTCGCGTGTCTCATAGACCTTCTCATAAGGCAGCTTGGCTTTCATAGTACCACACATCAGGAACTTGGTTGCTAGTTCTACCACCTCAGAGAACTCCTTAAGCCCACTGATGCGTCCCATGTTGATAGAACCAAGGTTGCACACGTCGCTATCGTCCGCGCTGGTCACTTCTGTGCAAGCGTTGCGGAGTGTCTCGTCTTCCTTATCAAAGAAGTTAAAGCTAAACCCCGGTTCAGCAGTCTTCAGTGCCTGTCGTACATTAGTTCTGAATGTCTCTCCTACTTCCCCCGTCTTCCAGTAATTCAACAGCCACTCTGTGTCATAGTTGACACTGATGTTTGTCATGTCCAATGGTGCCGCGAAGTTAAAGTCCTGTTCCTTGATCTGACCTATGTTGAATCCTGTCTGTCCTACATCCATGTCGTACCAGTTCTTACTGGACAGGAAAGCACCAATGTCGCGATGCTGCCAATTAAGGCTGGCATAGATAGCAGACCGACGACTACCACCTTGCATAACCCTGCGACCAATTTCGTTCAGCATCTGCATCTTAGGTATAGGTCCGCTGGATAGACCGCCTGTCTTGCTCAGGCCAGAACCTTCTGGGCGATAGATCGAATAGTCCACACCGATACCACCTCCTGTCATCAGGCAGGACTCAGCCTTCCAGCTAAGGTTAGCCCAATCTTCTCGGCTATCCTCTTCAGCCTTCAAGAGATAACAGTTGTTGAAGAACTTGTTAGGACGGCCAGCGTAGTACAGGTAGCGACCACCGGGTATGAACTTAAGTTCTCGTACCATCTCTGTAAGAGTATCTACCTCGTCCTTCTTAAGAAGATCACCACATACATCATCAACCAAAGTCTTAGCTAAGTCATGCCAAGTCATGCATCCTTCATGGGCATACTTATGTTTGAAGATGTCTTCGCTAAACTTGGAGCGGAACATTGGATTCTCGTTAGATTTAAAAGTCATGTATATTTTCCTTAGTGAACTGATGGTGCATGGGCAGCAAAGAAGTCGGCTTCCTGATTCATTTGAATAGCAAAGTCTTCAAGAGCTTCTATTACAAAATATGTAAGGCTTCTTTCATTTAACATTGCCAACTCTTTAAAAAGAAGGACTACTTCTTCTGACAGTCCTTCCTTTAGAAGCTCTGTCATGTATGCCTGTTCTATGTACTCATCCATGAGGTTCGTCCTCCATTGGGGTGACTACTGACATCTCTGCCGCTAGTGCAGCGTAACCACAGATGTCAACAAAGCTATCGTCTTTGAATGACTCCATACACCTAGCTACCTTAACAAGTATCATCATAATAGCAACATCAGAGGCAGACAACTTAAGCTGATGATCAGTATAATTATTCCAGAACTCTGCAATTCTCATATGATTGAGAGTGGCATCCCCATAATCTGCTGCACGATCACCGTTGATAAGTTCACTTGCTTCTGCAAGAATAGTGTCACGCTTCATCATTTTAATTCTCCTCTTTCATCAGTGCATCCCAACTTATATTATAAAACATTTTAGCGCGACTGTCAATCTCTTTTGCAATGAAGCTTGTCTCTGCCTGTGCATCTTCAGCCAACCTCAGCTTACATACACGGCTGAAGGCGTACAATGATCCGGTCCAGTACCACTCAGTATAAGCACTCTGAGGCAGCACCATACGTGCCTGTTCAGGAGACACTCCCAGTTCTAACATATGTTTGTATGTCCACAAGGCTTTGTTCAAGGACATATGATAAGGATCAACTACTTGATTATGTTGATTGATGTCTATAATCTCATCAGAAGAACCCTGCTTTTTATTCTCCGCAGCCCCTCTCCAATGTTCAGGTTCATAGAACTCTGGATCATCAGACACGTACCGCCTACTTACCTCGTTCCAGACCAGCCCTACCTGATGCTTGGCAAGCTGACGGGCTACAAAGATAGGTGCTTCGATACGGAACTGTAAGCTAGTGTGTGCAAAAGGGGACCAGTGTTTATGAGAAGCGAGGTAGTTGATAAGCTTTTCGTCACCGTCTTGTAAGTCTGAATGATGCTTACTGAAGCTGACCCTTGCTGCGTTGACGATAGTCAGGTCAGACCCCATGTAATCTACAAGTTGAACCTTCATTCTCCGTACTCCTCTTCGAAACCCAGTGCTTCTTCAACATCAATGTCGAAAACTTCTCTAAGGTAATACATCCTTTCTTCTAGCAAATCCTCAAATCTTTCTAGGATATCTTCACTACTGATGTTCAACAACTCACAAAGCAGAGTAGGGTCTGCTACTTCGGAAAGCCTCTGAACAAACTGATCACTTGATAAAGGCATCTGTTATATCCTCCAAAGTATACCACTTAAACTTCTCCTTCTCACACCATTCAGCCATTGTCATCTTGCTTCCTTTCCTCAGCTTCTTGTTTGGATTGTACAAGAGGAACACTAGCTGTTTCTTTTTTGGAAGACTATCCCTGATGGCTTTATATTTCTGAGTGTCCCCTACTCTAAAGAAACCTTTAGCTTCCACTAAAATATCAATCCGGTTCTTGTCATTACGACCTACAAAATCAGGTATGTATTTTCTGTGGACTGTGTAGGGGACTTTCTCAGGTTCATACTTACAGTAATCTTTTAGAAGAAGTCCCGCAGTCTCTTCAAACTTATTACGATACGGTGTCATTAGACTTTTTTACGCGAGAGGTCTTTACTTCTTTGACCAAAGCCTGTGTCATTCCTCCTGTCTGGGACACGAAGGGTGTGCCGTGAAGTTCCCATCCGTCATTCAATAGTGCTGAGACTGTGGTTTCAAAACGATCATGTCGCGGTGTGTTGACTACTTTAAATTCAATCATAGTTGTTCTCCTCATTGTCTAGGTTTATTTCGGGATAGGGATATCCCTTACGATTCTTAGGAACTTTTACGGTAGTTGTTAAGAACTTTGGTCCAGAGCCTGTAGCAAAAGCCCGCACTTCTGGATAGCAATGTCTCTTGAACTGGCAGTATGAGCAGGTAGTAGAGAGTTTTAAATTTCCTGACTTCCCATCCTCCACTGGAGAGTAACATCTTGATGGTCGGTCTTCCTGCTTGACGGACTTTTTTACATGCTCAATCCTTTCTTCAATGTCACCTGAGAAGAACTCATGCATTGGATCGTCAGTGTTATCAAGGTCGTACTGCAGGACTGCAAGCTTTCCACTGTCTCTGTCCATTGCAAGCCATGCCCACTTACGATCTCCCTCCGCATGTGCGTAGGCTTTGATCTGATCCACGTATCCAAAGTCATCGTGCTTTGCAAGCGACCTGTCTTTGAATTTCATCAGACCAAACTTGGTGGTAGACTTAACGTCCGTTACAAGACCATCGATCTTACAGTCCATGTGTCCGGTAACACCTGCCACCTTAACCTGCTTCTGTTCATCAGTAACCTTATGTCCTGAGAGCCTGACGAAAAGCAGGAGCATCTCCTCTACCATGTGTCCGTACATAAACTTGATAAGGGTGTATGGTTTGATCTTCTCACCACGATACCCGTTATATGAATACCACTGCACTAGATCGTTCTTGCCTACCGCAGAAAGACGAAGCTTGCTGCTCTGTCGTGCGCCTGTGCTGGGAAGGAACTCCTTACGCATGATGTCTTTCATAGCTTCACCGAACTTATCAATCTCGGTTTCGACATCGACACTCTTATCAGAGTTGCGATCCTTCATCAGTTTGTAGACATCTTCTACTAAGGTGTCGATTGTCTTATCCATTCTAATCTCCTAATTTTATTACGCTTAACAAATCTTTGAGGTCATCAAACCCAAACCATTCGTGTTCTTTTTTAAGAAAACACCACCTGTTTTTTATCGGAGAAATTCTAACCGTGTCTTCTACTATGAAGTTGTTTTTCATTTCTACATAACTCAACCCCAAGGTATCAAACTGTGATCGTCTAAGCTCTCTAGTTGACATAGGTATCTCCTAATTTTATGGGACGGTCCCAGATTAATGAGTTGCTGCCCAGTTGTCTCCGACTTTGTACTCACCGTCCAACGGACAATTGAGTTTCATCCTAGTACCAGCCGCTTTGATACACTCTACTGCCAACCATCCAAACTTTTCTGCATGAGCTTCCTTAACTTCTACCTGAAACTCATCATGTATATTTCCTACAAACTTGTAGTCCATACTATGTATGATAGCATACTCATCTAGTATTGTCAATGCTTTCTTCATAATAACTGCACCGGCTGACTGTAGAAGTGTATTCAAAGCAGCATGTTCACTTCGTACTATCAGCCGTCTTCCGTCGAGTCCTCTGAGGTGGCCGCGCTTGGTCGCCCGTAAGACTCGCTCCCGTAGAGTTCGAAGAGATGGTGTGTTAGTGAGAAACTTTTCTTTAAGTTTTGCTCCGTCTCGTTTAGAACCGCCGACAACGCTTCCGATCTTGGCATCTCCTGCGCCGTAGAGGAAAGCATAGATAAAAGTTTTAGCGTTGTCTCTTGTTGAAAGGCCAGCAGCTTTCTGGTTTGCTGTATGTACGTCTCCGTGCGTGACTTCATGTGTGTACTCCTCATCGTTCATATAATGGGCTAACATTCTAAGCTCCAGACCTGCCGCATCTATGCCTACAAGCTTGTAACCCTTTGGTACTATCCAGCACTGACGGCATTCAGTGCCATACGGGGAGTAAGAGGCAGGGACTTGTGCCATATTAGGGCTGCTATGGGTCATGCGTCCCGTTACTGCACCGATAGGATTGACCCTACCGTGTACCCTGCCGTCTTCCTCCACCGCTTCTATCCATGACTGAACTTGGGCTGATCTCTTCTGCAACATAAGATACTCAGCTATTAGTTTGGCTTCGGGTATATCAACCTTGGATAAAATTCCTTCGTCTACTATCGGCTGACCCTTCTCAGTAAAGCTCTTTGGCTTCCACCCGTAGAACTTAAGATGTCTTCCGATCTGTTGTCTTGAACCTAGATTAAACTCAGGCCAGTCTACCCTAGAAAACGGACCAGCGATGCTACTGTAATCATCACCAAGAAACCTAAGACCAACACTACTAAGGGTGTTATCCTTTTTAATTTTAGGAGTGATTTCCCTGACAAATACAGGCAGCGGCGTAAATTTCTTATGCACTTCTTTTTCAACTTCAATACTCCTTTGTTTCAGTTGTGCTTGTAGATCAAAAGCTTTCTTCATATCAAGCAGCCAACCAGTTCGTTCTTGTTTAGAGATAATCTGTTGAACTTTATGCTCCAGTTCCACAGACTCTCCGGGAAACTTACTAAGAAATTCAGCAAGCTTGGTGTATAACTTAGCAGTAACTTCAACGTCTATCATGCAGTACTTAATCATCTCCTCTGAGAGCTTAGTCCAATCATCATGCTCAGACTTTGGAAACTTCAGCCTCTCTCCCCATGCACGTAGCGAGTGACCCCCGTCTAATTGTGGATCGTACAGCCTCGACATAACAAGAGTGTCCTCAATCTCCACGCTATCAAAAGAAATACCAAGGTGTTTTTCTAAAACTGGTTGATCAAAATTTGTAATATTGTGACCAATAATAATGTCAAAGCCATTGATATACTCCTGTATTTCTTCTCTCTCAACCGCTGGGTTTAAAAAGTTCTTCTTGTATCCAGAATCCAAACTCATTGTCCCAATCATCCAGATGTTCTTCACGGGGAAAGCGGTGGTTTCGATATCTAGTATAAGCTTCTGTGTCATCTATCAATGTCTCACCGTTTTTTAATGCAACGTGTTCAAGTCTATGGCAGTTACTACATAGTATAGCACACTTAGCAGCTTCGTCAAGAACTTCTTGGTTTAACCTGTTCGACCTCCACTTGGATGCCTTGAGTCCGAACTGTTTTGTTTTGGGATTTCGGTGATGAAACTCCAACACCTCTTCAGGATAGTGTTGTTCGCATACCTCGCATGAGTAATTTGTTTTACTCTTGATGTACAATGATCGATTCAGTCTTCCGATATCAGAATTCTTCATCAGCTACCCCTTGAATCTCAGGCGCAGCACCAGCAACCATACGTCCTGTGTCTATGTCAAAGTACAGCCACCCTGCGTGTCCTGTGCGTCCTGTGCGACGACACTTAACAAGCTGAACCTTAGTGCAGTTACGTTCATAGTCGTCCTCAGATAGCTTGTCGCGGCTCAGGAGGATGGTATTAAATGCAATCTGATTGATAGACCCCGAGCCTTTCATGTCGTACTCGTTGACATCGTGAGGGTCTTTGACCGCAGGTTTCCTGAGATGGGATACGATGATGATAGCTGCATTGGTTTCCTTGGCAAGCTTCAGGCAACCATCCATGAATGAATCTATCATGCCGTTCTCATTAGACTGAACTGCTGCCTGTAGCGGGTCGAGGATGATAACCTCACAGTCCAGACCTTTGATCAGGTAACGCATACGAGCGAACAGGTCTTCGATGTCAGACGATCCGGCATGGTCATCGATATGTATACGGTCAGACTCTTTGACCTCATCATAGAAGCCACGGTACTTGGTGTAGTCTCTATCCTCCTCCTGTATCATCTTGATGTTCACACCGCCGACGACACTGACAACGTTCTCGGTCGTCTCTCCAATGGAGGACTCGAGGAAGACTGCCCCTATCCTGCGGGTGGTTTCGTTGTACAAACCATACAACAGATTGGTTACGAATGTGGTCTTACCTACAGATGTTAAGGCTCCTATGACAGTCACCTCCCCTGCCCCCATGCCACCGTTCATCATGCGATTAAGTGTACCGAACGAGGTAGGGAAGGGGATAATCTCTGCCTTGCCTCGGTTCACAAACGCATCCCAGCAAGCTTCGTCAGACAGGGACACAACCCCGGCAGGTTTATATGCCTTCGCATCCCACCATGCTTTGACGAACTGCTGTACCTTACCTGCAGCCAGCATGTCACCGGCATCTTTCATGGGCAGCGTAACTACCTTTGCCTTGCCGGGAGAGAATAAGGTCATGGCTTCTTCGGATGCCTTCTGACCTGCGGGATCGTTATCAAAACAGATAACAACTTTATCGAAAGTCTCCAGCCACGGAAGGGATTCCTTGATGTCCTTAGCTGCCGCTGCTGCTCCTCGCTTGATGCTTACGACAGGGTACTTCCCATCGAACATCTCAGCAACAGCCATGGCATCGATCTCTCCCTCTGTGATGGTGACAAACCTGCCACCTTCAGCCCAGATGCTTTGTCCGAATAGTCCTGTGGCTTCCAAGGTGCCTGTGGAATAGAAGTCTTTTGTCTCGCACCGACGAACCTTGGTTCCAACTACATCGCCCGACGACTGCAATCGATAGGGATAATGATGACGGGTTACACGCCCGTCCTTGTCATGCTCAAGAGTAACTCCAAACTTTTCTACAATCTTCTGAGAAATACCACGGTCCTTAAGTGGGCCTGAGAGTCCGGTCATTTCTACTTTCCTTTTCGATTTGTATTGAGAGAGGGGAGCGGGGGGAGCCGAAGCCCCTCCCGCCCGTGTATATCCACACTTGAAGCAATACCCGTGGCCGTCGCTGTAGACCGCTAGGTTGTCTCCCTTCTTGTCACCACCTGCTGATCTGCAAGCGGGACAAGCTGCCTTGGATACAAACACTGACTGCTCAAGCATTAGAAATCCTCTTCGTCTGCTCCGCCATCCATCTGTGCCACCTCAAGAACCTTGATCTTCTTGAAGTACGGCGCGACACCATGCTGAGGGTGAGGCTTGCCGGGTTCCCACATAACCTTCACCTTGGAACCGTATGGAATGTACTTCGCAGTAGTCTCTCCCTCCGCATCAAGGACAGGGAATCCTGAGAACTTGGTTACAAACTTACGCTGCGGCTGGTTCTTGTACTCCTTCAGCTTGATACCCTCACTTGCCAGCTTGGCTGCTTCGTCAGGGTCCAGCGTCAGGGTGATAGAATACTTACCAGTATCCTGTCCGTTGTAGAGTTCAGTCTCTTCAAGATTTGAAAACGCAACAATGCCTTCGGTAATCATAGCTTATGCTCCTTATTTAGAGAGAGAATAACGAACGTAACGGCGACCAGTAGGGTCAGTACGTCTTGAACGTTCGATCTTAAAACCTTGTTCTTCAAGGTCGTTGATCCGGCGTGGGAGACTAGCGATCCGGTAAAGGTCGCGAGCTTCGTATCCACT